GGTCGAATCCCCCAAAGACCTTTACTACTTCAAGCATCTGCTCTTGGTACAGCATGACTCCGTATGTCTCTGCGAAGATTGGATCTAGGTCTGGGTGAATGGTAGTCCACTCACCACTTAGCTTGTTTCTCAGGTATTGATCAGCCAACCCTGACTCAAGAACTGCTGGCCTAATCAGTGAGACTAGTGCCGCAAGCTCATCAATATTGGATGGCTTAACCTTCTTGGCCCAGTTCTCCCCTAGCTTGGACTCAAGTTGAAAGATGCCCTTGTTGTTTCCACGACATATTGACTTGTATACGTCCAAGTCGTCGAACTCTCCAACACGCTCTTTGAAGTCTGGCATTGTGCGGGCAACCACTGATAGTGTCTTAAGTCCCAGGAGGTCCAACTTCATGTATCCCAGCTTCTCGATGTCGTACATGTCGAAACCTGTTAGAAGTGACTTCTTATTGGCATCCCAACAGCAGGGTATGGCACCAAAGAGGGTTTCGTCTGCGATCAGCACTGCACATGCGTGGGTGGATCTATTCCTGTTTACGCCCTCAAGCTTCTTTGCGATCTCAAACGTCTTTTTCAGCTTCTCTCTTCTGCCTGTTGCTAGGGCCCTCAGTTCTTTGGCCTTAGACGGTTCACCCTTGGCATCCTTAGCCCACTGGATTATGTCCTCGTCAATCCCCTCTTCAGCCTTCTTGAATACGCTTACTCTATCGATTACATCCTGAATACCCTTGTTCTTATCTGGTACATGCTTGGTGAGCCTATTGAGATACTCATGAGTTAGGCCCATGACCTTTCCAACATCCTTTATTGCGCCCTTAACAGACAGGGTGTTGATCGTCATCATGGGTAAAACACGGTCTTTTCCGAACTCATCCTTTAGATACTGGAGAACTTCATCTCTTCGGTCGATCTGAATGTCCAGATCTACGTCTGGCATAGACCCTTTTCTTCCATGATTCCAGAATCTCTCCCACAGTAGTCCGTACTTGATGGGGTCTGCATACAGTGTGACTTTTAGTAGATATAGCACTAGCGATCCTGCACAGGAGCCTCGTCCGAATCCTCTGAGGATTTCGTTATCGTCACAGAACTTGCACACCTGGAACACGATCATGAAGTAGTGCTGTAGCCCTGCGTCTTCTACCTCCGCTAGTTCACGCTGTATTCGTGCAATGTATTCACTCTTGTTTTCTTTACCCTCTATCTCGAACTCTGCCCAGGCAAGCTTGCACAATTGGATCAATTCAGCCATGCACTCCTTGTCTGACAACCCCTGGTACCTAGGTGTCTTCATTCCACCCAGGTCCATGCTTATGTCAATTGAATCGGCAATCTCCTGAGACATGTTGACTTCGGCGGGTGTGAACTTTGTAAGCATCTCTTCAGCTGATCTTTGATAGTAATCAAATCCATTGAACACAATGCGACATCCTTTAGTCACTCCTTTGGCATGGTCTAATATTGGAGTATCTAGAGTGGCTCTTGCGTCGATAGCCTTCAGGACTTCGTGAGCAAAGGCATCGGAGCTATTGACGTAGTGTCCGTCATTGGTAGCTACCGCCCTCAATCCTAGCTCCCCTGCCACCTGCCTACAATTGGCTAGTATCAGTTCCTGCTCTGGAATGTATATCTTTCCATCGTCGTTTACTCGTTGAAGCTCAACGTAGGTGTTGTCTTCTCCGAATACAGATACCATGTGTTTTACATGCTCCTTACCTTCTTCGTAGGTGTCATGTACAAATGCATGGTTTGATGGAGAATTCATGCACCCTGTCAGACAGATTACTCCCTCTGAGTATTTATTGAACTCTTTCCACGAAACTCTCGGTCGGTAGAAGAACCCACCACCGTCTGCCACTGGCACGTTTGCCCAAGTTGTCATCTTATATAGATTTGAAAGTCCTACGTTGTTCTTGGCAATGAGCGTGATGTGTCTAGACTTGCGAACCTTATCCTCATGATCGTGTGTGAAGTAAAATTCGCTACCAAGTATTGGTTTAATTCCAGCCTTGATACATTCCTCGTAAGCCTTCACGGCTCCGAACATATTGCCGTGATCTGTAATCGAGTACGCATTCTGACCCAACTCGACAGCCCTCTTGACAGCATCGGCTGGCTTTGCCAGGGCATCGAGAAGGGAGAAGTGGGTGTGGTTGTGGAGGGAAACGTAGGATGCGCCTCGTGTGATGTCCGAATCCTCAGGTTTATCACACATGACGTTCTCCGTCCACTCTCTTCCAGCAGTTAAAATCAGTACACCAAAAGAGCCCCTGCTCTTCTCTCACGATAGTCTTGTACTTATCACGTTGCTTCTCAGTCTTAGACTGGCGAGCACGCCGCATCTCTATTGTTGGGCGTATTGGGAATCTAGGTTGAAACTTAAACAGCCTTGGGTTGACGTGACGCTTTCGCCAGCGCCATACCCCTTTGCCATCCTCTGTCGTGCCTAGGACATTGGTGTAAACTACCTTCCAGCCCTTACGCTTGCCCTTGACGAGGTCACGGACCCACCATCCGGACTCAACGCCCTGCTTGGTAGTTATGTGACAGTAGTAGTCGTCACTTAAATCGACAGGAGGTTTGCTCCAGTCTGATAATTCTAATATACTCATTATTTTTTCCTTCTGAGACATGGTAGCATTATTAAACCTCGGAAAACAAGTATTTTCCAAAAGCTTTTTTCACCCTGTCCTGGTAGCCTTTCGGGTTTATTCCGTAAGTTGCAGCTGCTACAGAGCTTATGAGACTGTTTCCATCCTGTGGAGTGAAGCAGAATCCTGTTACAACACTGTCGTTCTGGACGCTCAGGCTTTCTATGTTGATTACTGTCTGGTTTAGGATCCTGCCATATAGGCCATAGTCCCTGCCAAAACTAAAGACCTCGTTGCTGTCACTCTTGTGGGTTACTGCCATCATATTGTTTTCTGAGATCTGCTGGCGAACTAAGTCTAATGTAGTGCCAGTCGTTTCAATCCTGAATCGGATTCCGTGCATGTACTGACTCGGGATCTTGCAGGCGCTGGAGAACACTGTTGGCTCATCCTCTGTCCCCAGGTGTATGCCCTTGGTTGCCATGATGGCATGTAAGTCTTTTGCGTGGTGTGTTCCAAAGCTGCTACTATGAGCTCCCACACTTAGTGCTGGAGAGAACGAAGAGGTTTGGCTAATGTCGTTAGTTCTTCTGATGCAGGTGAAGTCAGCACTCACGAAGTCAGTCGGGTCGTTTCCACAGTCCATTCCAATGGTCTGGACTAGGGTTGCTAAATTATGGGTGTTGCAGGATACAATCTGGTGGAATCGCTCCTGATACCAGTCTTGGCTCTGTAGCACCTCGTCGTTGATGCCGAAAGCGTACTTCTTTCCAAACCCATCCTCCGACCCTTGAGCGATGAACATTCTTGTAGTGGTATTTCTATAGTAGAACTTCTCCTTGTTCTCTAGACCTATTCCGCCTGGGGTGCAGTCGATAACAACAGTGGCTCTATTGATTGCTTCCTCCGAAGTAAAAGATGGCTCAATGCCCATATCGACAAACCCAGACTTATTGTCTGTAGCCAGTAGGGCTCCAGTCTCAATCAGTTGTACAACTTTTGAGCGATCTGTAAGAAGAGGGGTTCTCTTGTTGAATGTAACTTGGTCGAAGCCTAGGATGTCTTTGGCCCTGGACAGCATCCCGATTAGAGGCTCTCCGATAGTGCCTGTTCCGATTACATGTACGATTTTCATTATATACCTCTTTCGCAATAGTCTACCACGGGTGCGGAGCTATCTGCCACACTAGCCCCAAATGTATTCGTGAATCATGAACAGCAGGATACTTGATGGAATGTGAAATATGGCGATCATTACCGCTATGTCAAAGCTTCCTGTTAGCCAGAATGCTATTCCCATTGCCAATGCTGTCGATGTCAACTTCCAGGATACTGCCTTCATGAAACTTCTTTTTAGAGACTTCTTCATGTTATTTCCAATTCTACTATCTGTAGTCGTCAGGGTCTAGGTCTAAATCCTCTAGGGATCCAAAATCGTCAACTGTCAAAGATGAGTCTTCTTCCATCTTTCGACCAAGCTTCTCTGTGACATCATCGCATAGCTTTTGGTCGCAAAGGTATTTGCAGATGTGAGATGGCCTGTCCCCCCAGGATGTATCCCTTATTCTGTCTGGAACCTCTATATCCTTGATGCCCTCGTATATCTCTGCTATCTCCGCCAGGATTCCTTCTTCTGTATTGTCTCCAAAGCATGGTGTGATAGACTTAATACCTTCGTTTACATACATCACTGTCACCATGTGATTCTTGTACTGTGGATACTTCCTTCTTGCTGCAAGATAGTACAGTCTTAGCTGTATGTCCTTCTCGGCAGCATTGTATGACATCTTGAAACGTCCTGTCTTATAGTCGATTATCTCAATTGTGTCTTCGTCTATCTCTATAACCATATCTATCAGGCCATTAAGTTTTACCTCGTGACCATCTGCCGCAATGAACGGTATCTCAAATTTGTCCTCTGTGGCAATTATCTTCTTCTCTGGAACGAATATGCCTGCTGGCCCCGTAGCAGACAGGACCCTCTTTACCATGTTCTGGGCTTCCATCCATGAGTTCCATGGACAGCCTGCAAACTCTTCTATATTTGTCTCTACTAGTCCACACTTTCCTGCGGAAAAGGCTGGACAGGTCTCGCAAGACTTCTCCACCTTGGCGATATGACGGCACCACCTCCATGACTTAAGTCCTGCATAAGCCCTCTTCTGGAGAATATTCTTCCAATTCTTCTCTAGATCTTCGCAGGTTCTTCCTTCTTCATCTTTTCCATTTAGTGCTGCTTGTGCATACATCTCGTAAATCCAATGCAGCTCTGATCCCAGCTCTGCAGCAAAGGAGGGTTTCCCCTGTGCGAACAGGCCGTAGGATAGGAAGTATTTCATTGGACACATTCCAAATGTTTTCATCTTGGATGCGGATAGTCTGTCTGGTTTACGCATGTCTTCTTACCAATCCACAGTTGCAGGTTTAGGGGGAAGATCGCCTGGGAGAGCGTGTCCTCCCCGGCTCTTTAGCTGGTAACCCCAGCCACCACCATCTCCGTTTGCGTCGCCATCTTGGCCCTCGCCCTCTCCTTCGCCATCTCCGTCTCCTGTTCCTTCTCCATCCTTCTCAAAGGTGGAGGGGGTTCCTTCTCCCATTGTATCTCTTTCGCCCTCTAGTCCGCCCTCTGCGTCTGGGTCATACGGTAGAATGACTAGCTGGTCGCCCTGTAGCCATAGAACAATACTTGACGTCTCCTCGATCCTGAAGAAGATAACCGTGAACTTTTGCGGCATCTCTTCCCAAGTCATGTAGATAGGCTGTCCTAGGACTTCTTTGTAGTTGTCATACGCTCCCACTGAAGATGCAAGGATAGCAATTGCTGCAATGGTTGCCAAGAGCTTTGAGTTCCTGGAAGCGAATGCCACTGAAATAAATGCACTTACTGAAAGGACAATTATGCTTATTAAAAATGTCATTACTTACCTACCTACTATGTATCTAGGTGGACCATCTACGACCCTGATGCTCGATGGATGTGATCCACTGGTTGCTTCAATTTCCAGTATAACAGCGTGAGCCTCATGCCCAACCTGATTCAATTCCATTTCCCCAGCCCAAACAATCCTCTTTGACATGACGTCTTGAACAATGATCTGGACAGGAATTATAGCGTCTTGAACATGTCCTCCGAAGTAGTGTGCATTAACTACGTACTCGCCCTCCATCACTCCACGTATGCTTAGAATCTCTTGGTTTTGGTATATGTAGGTTGTCTTGCCACCAATGCCAGCAAAGATCCTCCACCCCACCACATCTAGGTCCAAGTGTACAGGCCCAGACTCTCTTCTTCCGTAGTAAACGTTTGTACCGTCCGGGATCTTAACCCACAAGTCTACATCAGCGTCCTCATCCCAGTTCATTGTGATTAGGTACTGAGCATCAGAGCTTATCTGGGCAGTATCATCCTCGCTTGGATCGTTCACAAGGAGGAATGACAGGAAGAACAGACACACAAATGTGAGAAGAAGATTGAACAATAGGTCAATCATTACACTACTGGTGATCTTGCTAAACATCTTATTAAGCCCACTTGATCTCAACGAACTTCTTCTGAAGTCCTAGAACGAGTGATGAGGTTAGCCCAACCAGCGTTGTGGTCAAAGCCGTTCCGATTCCAGACGACATCGCTACAAGGGCAGTCTTTAGTGAGCTGGGGTCGTCTATATCAAGACCTCCGAAGGCTCCTGAGATCATCATAATAAGGCCAATGACCGTTCCCAGCAGGCCAAGAGAGGTGCATACCTCGGACAAGTACTCCATGACGCCCTGGTCAAGGTTCTCATTCTTGAACAATCGCACTCCGTAGTAGGCTGACCCACTGGCTAGGATGGAGACTATTACCCAGCTAAGACCAGTCGGGTCGTTCTCAGACAAGTATTGGGCTCCTCCTGCAATGAAGATGCCAGAAACAACTGCAATGAGGCAGCAGGCCAGAATCCACCATCTTACGAATGGTCCTTTATTTTGAAGAGATTCTCTTAAGCTTCGTAGCATTACTTTCCTCCCTTTGGGAAACATGTATTCCACATGATGGTATCCCTGCCCCTGGCTAGACTCCAGATGTGGCTGCTTACACACATTGAAACCCAGTCCGGGTTGGGCACAAAATCTAGGCTCTTCACTTCTTTGACTAGCATGGGCCTGGAAGTTCCGTCTATGGCCTCTGCGTTGAGCACTCCATCGGCATCGTCGTACTCTGACTCATAAAGAACAACGTTTTCGCCACTCTCTATCCTGCCTATCATGGCCAGGGCCGCATCTCTATCTTTGTGAGATGACATTATCATCTCTCGTAGCGTCTGTTTATTGTTGTCCACTGTATAGACCTAACTCTCTTAGTGATTCCTCCACGAATGGTATCACATGATTAACTGTTGGAATTTCCTCAGCTCGTACTATCTTTGCAAACTTGTGTTCCGGAATAAGGTCAACACTGGCCTCGCTGCCATGAGTGTCTCCGAATACGTCTCTGTCTATCTTGACGGTGTAGCCGCCCATTGCATTTATTGCTTCAACTTCATTCAAGAATCTTACATCGGTAACGAAGACTACTGCTGTATCTCCTGATCCCTCTGTTTGGTCGAAGTCGCCACGGTTGATCCTGCTTTTTAGAACGTTTATCCACCAGTTCTTATGTATGCCACGGAAAACGTCCGTGCCTAGAACCTGTAGCAACTCTCTAACCGTTATTGTGTCGTCAACTAATCTTCCTTGGCCCATTACGATGCCCTCATTGAAGAAGTCTCCCCACTGGCCTATCCCTTTATTCTTGTCTGCATCAGTGCCCCATGGCAAGGATTTGTCCACTCCGCAGTAGTCTATAGCAAACTGCTTTAACGGGGAGGCTATCGCAATCTTCGCCGAGGACAGCCCTATGCCTGACACTATGTTGCACCCGAGGTCAGCAAACGTATCTTTCCCTGCCTGCTTCTTTCCGCATACTCCTACGACGATCATCTTTTTCCCCTTAGCATTTCTTTGATTATTGAAGCACTCATGTCTCCCACATCCTGGCCCTGAGTGGGTGGATACATTACAGTTGTTTTTATTCCTGACTTGTTTAGCTTCTTTACGTTGGACATCTCGTTCCGGTGTCCACCATCGTCGTTGTCCATGTAGAGTATGACCTTTGTTACGCCCATCTTCTTCATCACGCACACCTGACCATTTGTTAGGGATGACCCCATAACTGCCACGCTATTCCAGAAGCCAGCCTCACATAGCCTTGCTACGTCCCATGGCCCCTCTGACACGACTATAGTCGAAAGCTTCCACTCGTTGATAGCACGTTTACACAGGTCAATGTTCAACATATTTACAGATTTTTTAAACCTACTATGTCGCCACTTGGGAGAATGAGGGTCGTCATCCGTCTTTCTTCCGCTAAATCCAACAAGATTGCCCACAATATTCTTTACAGGGAATACTAATCTTCCGTCCATTACTCCATAGCTAGATATGCCTACTCCCATTTGCCTGAGGACAGACTCGTCGAATCCACGTTCGGTGGCATATGATAGGTTCTTGCCCAGACGTTTAAGTATGTGGTCGGGGAAAGTCTCCTGCTCAAGGTGAGTCTTGGCAAAATCTTCCTGCGCCCTCTTTGGTAGATCCTCGGAGGATACCCGGTCAAGGTCTCCGGACTTGATGAGGCTATCTATGATTTTCCTCGACAATGGGATGGCTTTTCTTCGCTCTATGTCTGATATAGATGCAATCAAACCTATCATGTCAGAGCCTTTCTCCGAATGGCACCCAGCTGTCCAGCAAAACCAGCAGTTTTTCTCCCTGTAGTAGGAGAATCCAGTTGGGTTGTCTCCGCCGTGGCAGCACGATGGTCCTCTTAAGTCGTCTCCGATATCTACGAAGTCGTCAATATCTATTTCCAAATGCTCAAGAACGGCCTCAATATTGTTTCCGAGGGTTGCATTCATGTCATCTATGGTCATGGTGTGCTTATCCACGTGCTGCCTCATCATATGGGAGTTCCAATGTTCGTTCTATAATTCTACAGGTTACTTGATCCTTTTTAAACCTTGGATCTTTGGCGTCGATGTACAGGCCAATATGTCTCCCCTGTGTTCCTGGACCATGTCTGCACTCCGCTACCACCAGCTTCATATTCGTAAGAGTCGCCTCCTGCTCTGCGTACTCCTCTGCGTTGTGAATGGATGCAGTTATCTCGGCATCGGACTTCTTGGCCAGGATGCTGAAATTATCGCACAGCCAGATTATCCTGTCTGATCCAGATATGGTAGTAGCATCTTCCATCTCTACTCCTGACCTGTTCTGTTGTGCAAGGGCAAGCATTGATCCGCCGTAGTCTCTCATTAGGTCGTGAAGTGCGCTCATCCTGTACCCTAGAGCCTCGTACTCTTTATCGTCCCCTTTGTCTCTTGAGTTCATCAGCTTTAGGTAGTCGAGAATAACGACAGCCCTGTTCCACTGTCCTGACTCATCCTTGCCGACCCTTCGTGCGAACCACCTTCTTATCACTGAAGTCTGTTGCTCTAGGCTCCATCCTCCGATTTGAACATAGTCAAGCGGCATCTCTTCAATGGCGGGGATCACCCCCTTGATAGCGTTGGACATATTCTCGTCCTTCACGAATTTTCCTGTTTCAATCGCATTTAGGGGAATGTTAGCCATTATTGCTGTCATCCTTGACATCTGCAACTCGAATGATAGCTCTGTATCTAGGTATAGAACTGGAACACCCTGTGACGCTATGTTCTTGGCCATGGTCAGCGCTAGGAAAGACTTGTGTCTCTTTGGTCGGGCTGCGATCACGTTCACTGTGCCTCGCCTCATGCCTCCCCCGACTGCTTCATCCCACAGATCGAATCCCGTCTTTACCCCAGTCTCAATTTGTCCCTCTAGAGCCTCTGTTGCGACCTTGTTTAGCCATCCAGTATACGAATCACCAATGTCGATCATGTCCTCTCCACGGAACAGGCCGGTGGTAAAGTCGTAAACACCCTTTTCCACTAGGTTAATCATATCGTTGGCAGATGCTGTGTTCTTCACGTCGTTATTGACGCCCTCTAGGAACCTGCTTATCTTGTCACGGTAGGATGAGTCGACGACAGACTTGATGTGTTGCTTGGCTTCACCATCGCTTGGTGGGTTTGTATCGTATATCTCAGAGATTGCGGAATGGTAGGCGTCCCCCGACCTTTTGTAGTCCGCCGGAAACTCTCTTGCTATCCGCTCCTCTAGGAGAACTTGGTCGATGGCTCGTCCGTCCGTGTGAGACGCACTCTCGGATGCCATGTCCTTCGCTACTCTGTATAGGTTTGATGCAACCCTTGAGGAAAAGTCCTCGGAGTCTATAAGTATTCCATCGATGTCAAATACTTTGTCGCAATTCTTAACTATGTACGCCAGAACTGACTTTTCTGACTTGCGACTTAGAGACTTATCCATTTGAATGTCTCCTTCTTAGGTAGCTCTCAAGTGATCTTAATGTTGCGTCCACCCCACCGGGCAGATCTCCTATTTTTTCCAACTGCATTCTTGCCGACACTAGACTGACCTCATATTTTGACACGTCTTGACTGGAAGATATAATAGCCTCCCTCTTAGCGGTGTATGGTAGAAACTTATCAACTGTATCTATATTGTCTGCCACGAACCTGTTTATGACGCTGTTGAGTCCAGTTATGAACGCCTTTAGACTGCTCTGCTTGTTTTTCAGTATTGTAGCGTATGAGTGAGTCTTGAAAATGAAATCTTCTATCTCCTCTGTAGTCCTACCCCTCAGCCCCTCGCTTTGAAACTCTACTATCTCGCCCAGTCCAAGCTTGCACATGTCTGAATCCATGTTCGGCATCTTAAATCTGGAACAGAATGACTTCATCTCTTCTATTAGTTTATTATCCATCGATTAACTCCGCCAAGCTCTCTACTTCCTCTATTGAGGATACCCTGATTAACTTTATATTATTAGCAATGCACCACTGTTCTTTTTTCACATCATTCAATTTCTGACGTGCAAAGTTAGCCCTTGTTCCGTGGAAGTGGGGAACGAACTCGCTATGCTGTCGTCCGTCCGCTTCAAATGCCAACCTTATTCCGCTCAGTATCACAAAGTCAATAGATAGAACTGGACTTAGCCCAACTGTCGGGAACTCCTCTAGTATACCATAGCCAGGGAGAACCTCCCTTATTTTAGAGAACAGGGCATCACTCAGCTTGGAAGCACGTGCATTCATTCTGGCATGCTTGCGGTAGTTGAGCTCTTTACTGTACTCTCTGCCGTCTAGGTCGAAGAATATCATCCTAGAAGCTCCGATAGTTTCTTCTCTAGTCCCAGCATTATCTCGGGATTATCCTCTAGATGTCTTATGGCTGGGAATACGCCCTGGAACTTGTCTTCACCTATCGTGATCCATGCACCCTTCTTGTCAACTAGCCCGAAGCTAAGTGCCTGCTCAAACACATCGTACTCTCGGCTGAATCCTTTTCCGTAGATGAGCGTACTCTGGGCCTTTTTGCCCTTCCCTTGGAAGCGGTTCTTCATAGTTTCGGCCTCAACTGTGTGGCCTATGATATCTTCTCCCACTTTGATTTTTCCCTTGACCTTGAATCTTACGATAAGATCGCAGTTGTGCTTTAGTGCGTTTCCACCGGGCAACTTGTCGGCGTATCCGTAGGCGTCAAGATTCTCCCTCTTCTGGTTTATTAGGAGAAGGACGCTGTGGTTGTCAAAGCATAGATTCTTTGCGTCTGCGATGAATGGGGTAAAGAGTCTTGCAAGGGGTGCCATAAAGTGCTTGCCAGACTCAGCTTCCAGGACTGCTTTTGGGTGGCATGCTGGGATTGAATCAAGAACACAGAACGCCTTTGGTACGGTGCGTAACACGTGCTTGATAGCATCCAGGCAGCTTTCTCCATCTGGGGCCGTGATCCAGTTGACCTTGGCTGCGTCAAGCTCTGGGAAGCAGTCGATTAGGGATTGGTTTACCGCTCTCTCCTGATTGAAGTAGAAGCAGTCTAGTCCCTTCTTTTGAGCAGACACCAGGGCTTGCAGGGAGACTGTTGTCTTTCCTGAGTTCTCTCCCCCGTAGTACATAATTACTCCGTTTGGAATCCCTGGCTCGTCTCCGAGTATGGCGTTTACTGAGTACATTCCACTGTCTACATAGTACGGACTCTTGAAGTCTGCCGTGTCGTGAGTGAGGTTGACACCCATACCCTCTAGAGCCTTCGCTATATCTAGTGTGTCTTTCTTGTCGGTCTTCTTTGCTGCCT